AACCTGCCGATCCTCAATGTGCGGCGCGTCTATTGGTCGAACCTTGCCCCGTTCTTTCAGGGTGAAATGGGCGGTTTTGCCTGGCTTCCATGTTCCATTCAGGATCTTGCGCCGGCGCTTGGCGGTGCCGGAAAACAGGTGCATTTCAAACCGCTGTGTGCTGGCTTTCCACCTCACGCCGTTGCAGCATTTCCGGCCATAGAAAAACATGGCGCGGTAACTGAAAACTTCCTCAATCGGCCCCAGGGCGTCGCTGCGGGCCTTTCGCTTTGCCTGCCGCCTTGTCTGGCGGCGTCTGTAACGCGCCTCGCGGCGCTGTTCGCTTGTCATAGAAAAGTATTCGCCCTCCGTACAGTTGTGGTGTTGGTGTGCGTCTAAACTGCTTCGATCCAGCGCATGAAACGGGGTTAGCACAATACCCCCGCCATGCAAGCAGCGTCCGCGCGGGATCATCAGCGGGCAGTTTCAGGCTTTCGCCAGGGAAGTATCTTTCCTTTTACATGGGTCCGGTTCACGTTCGTTACTGCATTTGACCCAGTTATGCAAAATCAGGGGGCCAGCGCCCAGGAATTGTTGGCGTTGTTATTGTTGGCGCTGCCGTCGGTGTTGACAAGGCAGAAATTGTTGCTGTTGCCCGAATTGACGGAACGGCACCACGCATTGGCCGCCGTCAGAGGGGAAAGCCGCCCTGCCTCCCGGCGCGTTTTCAAAGATACACCCATAAAAATGACTTATTTCCGCTTCCTGTCGCTCTCCAGGATATTCCGCAGCAGGGTGTCCTCCCGGTCTATCAGTTCGCCCAGGCTCTGCGCCATGCGGTCCAGCTTGTCCATGGCCTCCTTGGGCGGGACCGTTTTTCCGCTGGGCGCCGTAAAGCACCCTTGCGGGTTCTGGTACATAACCAGATAGGCATGGGTCAGGCGCACGTCCAGCGCAGAGAGGGAGGCCAGCGCCTCCAGCAAATGCGCCTTGCGCTGGGCTTTGCGCTGTTCGTCCGACGGGTATATTTTGTTGGCCTTTTCGGTGTGGTCCATGACCTCACCGGCCAGCTGTGCGGTGCCCTCTGCAATCAGCCGGGAATAACGGGCGGAAAGCCGCGTCAAAAAGCCCACCGTTTCCACATAAATCTGGTTTGCGGTGTTCACATACTCCGCTTTGCTCACGGTCCGCTTTTCTTTCAGAACTGACATTCTTTCACCTCACGGGTTTTCTTTCTCTGTCCGGGTTTCCCGCACACTTCCGTGGGCGGGATTTTGCCGGATATGCTGCGGCGATTAGACAAAAAAGCAGGGGGCCAGCGCCCAGGAAAAGTTGGCGCCGTAATTGTAGGCGCTGCCGTCGGTGTAGACAAGGCAGAAAAGGCTGCTGTAGCCCGAAAAGACGGAACGGCACCACACAATGGCCGCCGTGCCGGTGGCGTTGTGCTTATAATGCACCTTGCTGTTTCCGGCCCTGTAATAATCATATTGGGCCTGGTAATTCTTCTCCGCGCTGTTGGCGTAGGTTCTGGCCCCGTGGTATTCAAA